TTCTCCAAGTTTAACACTATAGTTTGGTAAGAATACTACACGCAACTTACCATCCATATCAGGATCATTATTAACAACCTCTGCTATATGGCAAATAAATTGAACAATCAATTTAGCCATATAATAACCAGGTGCTGCCTTACCACCAAATATTACTGTGCGAGGAACGACATCTACTCCATTTTTGATTCTAAGATATTGTGAAACAATCCAAAGAGCAAGTAAATGTTGTCTCTTATATTCATGAATCCTTTTAACTTGCACATCAAAGATACTAGAAGGATCTACTGCTATACCAAGATTATCAAAAATATAAGTTGCTAGATTATGCTTTCCTACAATCTTTGCTTCTCCAAACTTTTCTAAAAGTTCTGGATCGTCTTGACCTGTCTCTAATGTGTTAAGAGCATCCATATTGGTAATCCAATCTAACCCAACATAATTATCAAGAACTTCAGTAAGTGCTGGATTACATGATGCTACCCACCTTCTTGGTGTTACACCATTAGTTACATTAGTAAACTTATGTGGCCATAGATCATAAAACTCAGGCATTAATTGAGTCTTAACTAACTCAGAATGTAATGCTGCAACACCATTAACATGATGGGATCCAACAGTTGCAAGATGAGCCATACGAACTGCTTTATTACCACTTTCATCAATGATAGACATCTTCTCTAGTTTTGAATCATCAGCAGGATAGTGCAGACGTACTACTTGTAAGAACCTACGATTGATCTCATATATTATTTCCATGTGTCTTGGAAGAAGAGTCTTGAATAACTTAAGATCCCACTTCTCCAATGCTTCTGGAAGAAGAGTATGATTAGTATATGCAACTGATTTAGTTACTATCTCCCATGCTGCTTCCCATTCAATATGTCTTTCATCTACAAGTAATCTCATTAACTCAGCAACTGCAATAGCAGGATGAGTATCATTTAATTGTACTTGCCAATGCTCTGGAAAATCTTCTACTTTATATCCACGCTTATCTAAACTTCTCAACATATCTTGAAGAGATGCACTCACAAAGAAATGTTGCTGCTTTAATCTAAGTAACTTACCTTGATCTGTACCATCATTAGGATACAACACCTTAGAAATAGTTTCAGAAGAAACACTCTGTTCTACAGAACCTAAGTAATCTCCAATATTAAATGCATAGAAATCAAATGTCTCAGTAGCATCTGCTCTCCACAATCTCAATCTATTACAACTATTAACTTTATACCCTAACTGTAATACATCATAAGGTACTGCAATCACCTGTTCATCAGGAACCCATCTTACTCTATAATTTCCTCTATCTGATACATAATTTTCTACCTTACCACCAAATCCAACATGAACTGATTCATCAGGTTGACAAAGTTCCCAAGGCCATTCACCATGTAACCAATTATCAGTTACTTCTATTTGTTGATTATCCCTTATCTGCTGCTTGAATATACCATACTTGTATCTTATACCATAACCAGTAGCAGGTACTTGCAGAGTTGATAGAGAGTCCATATAACATGCTGCTAATCTACCTAGACCACCATTACCCAATCCAGGTTCTTCTGCTACATCAAGTATCTGTTCTAGAGTATATCCATATGCCTCTAATGCCTTTTGTGCTTCATCTCTTATACCCAAACTAATAAGATTAGTATTGAGTTGGGGACCAATCAAAAACTCTGCTGAAAGATATGCTACCTCCTTATTAGTAGGTGGTTTCATATCTAACCAATAAGTCATCATCTGATCTCTTACAGCATAACTTAATGCCATATAGAAATCATGCAGGGATGCTTTGTCTGGACGTTTTCCTAGAGTATAGAAAAGACGTTCAGTAATACCATTATATAAGTTATTGTTTTTCGTCAACTTTCTTTTTCTTTGCTCCAATATTATACTTGGTTTCTAAGATCCAGTCACCTTTATCCTTGTATGCTAACACTTTAATTTGATTAAGTGGAGCAATATCTTGAATTCTAGTAGAATCTACAATACCAACTAAACCCCAATCAACGAGGAGTTGAGCAATACGATTACGACGTTGTACATCATTAACAGTAAGATTTGCTCTCTTACCATCTAAAGCAAATAACTCTTTAAAATGTACAACAAAATATCTTCCCTGCTTATGCAGTATATGACATGATTGATATATCTTCTTTTCTTTCCTAGATGCTACTCCAATACGAGTCAAAGTCTCACGCACCTTTAAGAAATCATCAGGTTCAGTCAAAGTTACCTCAACCATTTGGTCAGGACTCCACCTCACCTCAGGCTCTTGCACCACACTCATTGTCTTCCTCCAGTTTCAAATTTCGATTTTATAAAATTAAGTTGTTCTTTTGTTAGGATTTTCAAAGCCTGTTGTGCCTTTTCATTACTATAACCATAGTAACGTTTTACATAATCAAGATCTTTGATTGTATCTTTACGGAGCCAAGGAGAGAATCTCTTCTTAGGTCTCAAGATATTTATAAAAAAGTCGTATTGCATCTTCTTAGGTAAAAAAGAATACCTATTCATCTCATTTGCAAATAAAACAGCGTCAAGATGTCCAGAGAAAATACGATTGACTATGTATGGAGAATAGTCTTTTTCGATAGAAGGATCTTCATCAATAAGATTCTTC